TTGTATGGAACGCAGACTGGCACTCCGAAGGTGCAGTCTTTCCTGCTTGGGCCTTCGCCCAGCGCGGCGTTCAATGCAGAACTGAACTACTTTTACTACCCGGAGAGCATTGTTACTGCTTCTACAACTTGGCTTAGCGACAATTTTGACAGCGTGTTGTTCAACGCTGCGATGGTTGAAGCGGCGAGGTGGATGAAGCAGGAGCCGGATATTGTGGCGATGATGGATAAGGAACTCAATCAATCCATGATCTCGCTCAAGAATCTGGGTGATGGCAAGAACCGACAAGACAGTTATCGATCAGGGCAGCTTAGAACACAGGTGATGTAAATGCCGATTGCACAAACTCTGTGCTCATCGTTCAAGCAAGAGTTGGGGCAGGCAATCCACAACTTGCCTGTTGATACCTTGAGAATGGCGCTGTATGTAAGCGCCGCATCGCTTGGACCGACTACAACGGTGTACTCGTCTACCAATGAAGTGGTAGGAACAGGGTACACCGCTGGTGGTATTGCTCTAACCAGTGTTCAGTGGGTGTTGTCTGGCACGGTTGCTTACTTGACGTTTGCAAATCCATCGTGGGCTGGATCTTTGACTGCGCGGGGCGCTTTGATCTACAACGCATCAAAAGCAAACCGTGCTATTGCGGTGCTGGATTTTGGCGCTGACAAGACTGCCAATCCTTTTGTGGTGCAGTTGCCTGCGCCTTCGGCTACATCTGCCCTGATCCGAATAGTTTGAGGTTCACATGCCATCAACCTTTACCAGTAGTCTAAGACTTGTTCTCCCTGCAACGGGGGAGTTGTCAAATACTTGGGGCACGGTGTTCAACGCCGGGGCTACAAATTTGATCGACACGGCGATATCTGGCACGACCAGTATCACGATGGCCGCTGCTGATTACACACTGACATCTGCCAACGGAGCCGCCGACGAAGCGCGGGCGATGTTCCTTGTGCTGGGCGGAACGCCTGGGGCGGCAAGAAACGTCATCGTTCCTGCGGTAAGCAAACTGTACTTTGTCACCAACAACACAACTGGTGGATTTGCACAGACAGTCAAAACATCCGCAGGGAGTGGAATTTCCGTGCCCAACGGAAACAGCATGGTTCTACGTTGCAACGGAACCAACGTGCTGGAAGGGATTACTCTTCCTTCTTCTAGTGTTTCATTGAGTGCTGATAACACTTGGACGGGAACACAAACTTTCAGTGGCACGAGCGCTAAATTTGGCGTGGTGCTCAATGATGCCGCAGAAGTGGCTACTGTTTCTGCCACGGCGGCAACAGGCACGATTAACTACGACATCACTACACAGTCTGTTCTGTTCTACACCACGAACGCAAGCGGGAACTTCACGGTAAATTTGCGGGCATCTGCTGGAACTACGCTGGACACAGCCTTGGCAGTGGGCCAAGCGGCTACAGTAGTATTCCTTGTTACGAACGGAACTACTGCGTACTACAACACCACCGTGCAGGTAGACGGCGCGACAGCCAACGTAACCACAAGATGGCAAGGCGGCGCAGCGCCCACGGCGGGCAATCCCTCGGGCGTGGATGTGTACTCCTACACCGTGATTAAAACCGCCGCGGCCACGTTCACCGTGTTGGCTTCCCAGACGAGGTTTGCGTAATGCCGGTGCTCGAAACTAGAGGCGCTGCCTCTGCGCGAGGATATGGCTTGTTGTCGGGCCAAGGTGGTTCGGGCGCAGTTATTGAGGACGTCTTCTCGACGTGGCTTTACACCGGAAATGGCTCTACGCAGACCATCACCAACGGGATTGACCTGTCTACGCAAGGCGGGCTGGTGTGGATCAAGCCTCGTTCGGTATCTGGCGCTAATCGCTTGGTGGACAGCAACAGAGGTTACGCAAACCAACTTCAATCAGACACGACAAACCCACAGGGTACAGCAACGCCATCGTGGAGCTTTTCTGCTCTTTCTTCTGGCTGGTCGATAAACACAACCAATACATCAGTAAACAATACTGGAGATACCTACGCCTCCTGGACCTTCCGCAAGGCTCCCAAGTTCTTTGATGTGGTGACGTATACGGGGAATGGCAGCAACCGCACCATTGCCCACAGTCTTGGCTCAGTGCCGGGGTGCATCATTGTCAAGCGCACGGACACCACTGCTGACTGGCAGGTATATCACCGCAGCCTTGCAAACACCGAATACTTGGTTCTGAACCTGACGGACGCAAAGGCCACGGGCACAGACCGCTGGAATAGCACGACGGCCGACAGCACGGTGTTCAGCCTCGGCACCAATGCGGCAGTCAACGCATCAGGCGGCACTTACGTCGCCTACCTCTTCGCCCACGATGCAGGGGGCTTTGGGGCTTCTGGTACGGACAATGTGATTTCGTGTGGGAGCTACACAGGGAACGGATCTTCGACCGGGCCTACTGTCACGCTTGGATATGAACCGCAGTGGCTGATGGTGAAGAACGCCAGCGGGACAGGCAACTGGAACATCATTGACAACATGCGCGGCATGCCTGTTGGCTCTGCTGATGCCTTTCTTGAAGCAAACACCTCTGATGCGGAAGCCACTGCGGACTGGGTAACTCCAACGGCAACCGGGTTTCAGATTGCATCCACTAGCAGTGAAGTCAATACCAACAGTTCCACCTACATCTACGTCGCCATCCGCCGTGGCCCGATGAGGACTCCGACCTCGGGGACGGAGGTGTACAACGCCAACTTGGTTACTGATGGCGCGTCGGGCACACAAGCAGTGTCTCTTGCTCTACAGGCCCCCGATCTAATTCATTTTCAATACCGCAGCGGGGCGTATGGCGGCTATTTTGGAGATCGGCTGCGAGGGTTCACGGGCGCATCAAACTACCAGCGGCTTATCACATACGACACCAGCGTGGAACAAACTGCGAATGAATTTTATGCGGTTACAAATACAGGCCTGACTCACAATAATTTTAACCTTGGCACGATTGTTTATCACCTCTTCCGCCGCGCCCCCGGCTTCTTTGATGTGGTGTGCTATACGGGGACGGGAGCTAATCGCACTGTGAACCACAATTTAGGTGTGGTGCCTGAGTTGATGATTGTGAAGCGCCGCGACACTGCTGCCGACTGGTGGGTGTATGACACCGCTACGGGCAACACCAAGTATCAGGTGCTGAACAGCACGGCCACGCCAACAACTTCATCGACCGCGTGGAACAACACCACGCCGACATCTTCGGTGTTTACGGTCGGCACAGGAACACCAGTGAACGCTTCGGCGGGCACCTACGTCGCCTACCTCTTCGCCACCGTCGCAGGCGTCAGCAAGGTCGGCAGCTACACCGGCAACGGCAGCAGTCAGACGATCAACTGCGGCTTCACTGGGGGGGCGAGGTTCGTGCTCATCAAGGCTACAAGTACAACCGGGGATTGGCTTGTGGCAGATAGTGCAAGAGGCATTGTTGCTGGGAACGATCCTTACCTTGAACTAAATACTACCAACACAGAAGTTACTGGTGAAGATTGGTTAGATACCGACAGCACCGGTTTTGTTGTTAATGAGGTGTCAGGCTCAAATGCAAACACAAACGGTGTAAGTTATATTTTTCTTGCAATAGCGTAGTCATGAACAGCGGTATTTATCAAATCAAAAACACCATTAGTGGAGGCGTTTACTTTGGACGCTCTGTTGATGTTGATGACCGTCTGAGTCACCACCGTAACGAACTCCGCAGAAATGTTCATTGCAATAAGCGTTTGCAAAATGCGTGGAACAAGTACGGCGAAGATGCTTTTAAGTTTGAGTGTGTTTGGGAAAAGCCGCAAGAAGAACTGTATGAACTTGAGGGCTTTGTTCTTGAGTTCATGTGGGGCGACAAACGCTTGTACAACCACCACAGACTTTCTTATGGCGGTTTTGAACCAGGAAACAAAATTGGATGTTTTAAGCGGTCTGATGAAACCAAGCAAAAAATGCGTGTTGCCTTTACTGGCAGGATATTTTCTGACGAACATCGAGCCAAAATAGCGGCGTCTAAAGCGGGACTTAAAGCATCGCAAGAAACAAAGCAAAAGATGTCTGCATTGCGTGTTGGAAAGCCAAGGCCGCAGTCATGGCATGAAAAAATGGATGGCAGGTTCCTTGGAGAAAACAACCCAATGTACGGAAAGCCTAGCCCCATGCGCGGCAAAAAGTTTCCGACCATTGCTTGTGAGCATTGCGGCAAGGAAGCCTCCAAAGGAAACTACTTGCGTTGGCACGGTAGCAACTGCAAACATCGAATCGCATAAGGAACGCTCATGAAAATCAGAATCAGAGACACAGGCGCAGTGATGCTGGAAGGCGAGTTTCGCGCCTACCAGAAGGCCAACGGTGGCCCATCGTGGGACCGCACCACGGACGAGGTGTTGGAGGCGCTGGGCGCTGACCCGGTGTTTGAAGGCCCGCAGGTTAGCCAGTTGGAGTTTTGGCAGCATTCCATGTTGCAGGGCGTAGAACAAGTAGAAGGCAAGTGGTATACAAAATATGTGCCCGGTCCTGTATTTGAAACACTACAGGAACAAAATGAGTATGTTGCGCAAAAAACATTGGAGCGAGCGCAAGCACTGAAAGAGACAATGGTGCAAGCCATCCAAGACCACCTAGACGCATTTGCTCGTACAAGAGATTACGATGACATCAAATCTGCTTGCGGGTATGCAGGATGTTCTGTACCAAAGTACGACATTGAAGGCACATACGCCAGAGATAAGCGGGCTGAGACGTGGTTTGCTGGGCTGCAAATTTTGGCAGATGTGCAGGGCGGCTTGAGGCCGATGCCTACAAGTTTTGACCAAATCAAACCAGAGTTGCCGCAGCTTGTGTGGCCGGAGGTGTGAAATGCTTGAAACATTGCTTGGTGGGCTGTTCGGTGGTGTGCTAAGACTTGCACCAGAACTGTTCAAACTCTTTGACAAGAAGAATGAACGGGCGCATGAGCTTCGCATGGTTGAAGCTGAGATGGAGTTTGCCAAGATTCGTGGCGAGATTGCCATGCGGCAAGTTGAAGCGCATATGACGATGGCCGAGATGGACACGATGGCCGAGGCGTTTAAGGAGCAATCCGAGACTGCCAAGAATGCCGGGTGGTTTGTGTCTGCACTTTCTGCGCTAGTGCGACCGATGGTTACATACTCATTCTTGGCGCTGTACGCTTCGGTAAAAATTGCATCGTTCCTAATTGCCATAGACCAAAACGGCAACTGGAAAGAAGTGCTAGTGACAATGTGGGGCGTAGATGATCTGGCTGTGTTCAACATGATCATCTCATTTTGGTTTGTCGGACGTGTGTATGAGCGGTCCAATAAGTGAGGCAGTAAACATTGCTGCTGCGCTGTGCCGCCCCTTTGAAGGGCTGCGGCTGAGGCCGTACATCTGCCCAGCGGGCTATCCAACGATTGGCTACGGGACTGTTTTCAAGCCAGACGGAACTAAAGTGACGATGGATCATCCTGAAATCACCAAAGAGATTGCGGATGAGTGGCTTGTGTCTGAATTGCAAAACAACTATCTAGCAGGAGTTTTGAAGGCGTCACCGAGTTTGATTGCTTACCCAAAGGCTCTTGGCGCTATGGCTGACTTTGCTTACAATTTGGGTGTTGCCCGATACCGTGGGAGCACCCTTCGGCGTAAAGTTGATGCCCAAGACTGGGAAGGTGCCAAA